CTTTCACAGGTCCACCATTTCCCACTCGGACTGAGAGAATCCACGCACCCTGCCATCTGGCTGGATGTAAACCCACGTGGGCGCATCCGGGTCACAGTTGCACCCGGCGACATTTCTTTTGTCGTGCACCACGATGGCTTCGCACTTCTTGCATTTCACTGCGCTGGTCATTTTGTTTTCTTTCTCCTCCAGTTTTTTACTTCGGCTGTCAGCCGCCCCTTAGCGTACAGGTGGCACCGACACGCACACTCATCAAGTATCGTGTCGGGCCACCGTGTAAGCGCCAGTTCAACTGTGCCGCAATGGCCGCAGCCGGTGTTAGAAGTACTCTTCTTCGGCTGCTGCTGCAACTGCTGGCTCTTCTGATGAGATGCTCCAAAGGGATGCGTCCGGGAACTGAGCAATCTTGCGTGTCAGCCAGACCTCGCTCTGCTTCCCGTCCTTGGTGGTTAGCACCACCTTGTCTCCTTCGGTAGCGGCGTGACGGAGTTTTGCTCCCCACGTGCCATCCTTCAACTTGTACCAACTGTTTGCTTCGTTACTCATACGTAGTAATCTCTCCCTTGGCTTACTGCCAGTTGTAGTCGTTCCACCATGGTTTTGTACATGGCTATTTCTTTCTCCAACTCGGTAACCCGAGCCTGAAGACCTTTCTTGTCCTCTCGCAGCGTATCGACTGCGACCTGCAATTCCGTCAACCATGAGTTCATCATGTACTCTTCGCTGTTCACAACTTCGCCAACTTTCTTGCTCGTCGGATTCTTTCATTCGCTGACAGTCCACCCCATACACCGAAGTCAATCCGGTTGTTTGTGGCGTAACGCAGACAGTCCTGCTTTACAGGGCAGGTGGCGCAGATTTGTTTGGCTTTCTTGATTGAAGTGTTTGCGCCGCGCTCTGGAAAGAACGTTTCGTAGTCGAGTCCTTTGCACGCTGCATACTTCATGAACCTGTCGTCGGTGTCGTCAAGCATCCATTCACTGAATAGTTGCACGTAGTCATACTCCCCACGGCGCGAAGCCGTCGTTGCTGGTTTCTTTGGCGTAGTCATAAATTGCTTTGGCGGCCCGCAGGTTTGTGAGCGGGTCGAATAACTCCTCGCAGCCAACGCTAGTGAGTGTGCCGATGGTTTGCAAGTATCCGCCTGGATACCACCTTGTCGGCAGGCACCATGACCTGTCGTTGATTTGGGTCAAGCCGATGTCGGTAGAGCCGTCGGCATTGAGGGTGGTGTTGTGCTGTGTCGGGTCGCAGCGGGACTCGCGCCACATGATGTAGTCGAGTTTCTCCATTTCCTCCGGCTGCCAGCCTGCCTCAAAAGCAAGCCCCCACCACTGACCACACCGCGCCATGGGCGGAACTATGTAAACGCTGGTGGTAGTGGTGGGGGTGTCAACGCTGGTGGCGGTGACGAAGGTTAGTCCCCTCGACCCCTCCGACTCCACCACCATTGTTTCCTTTGGCTTGGGCTCGGTGTTGCCTTGCACCACGCCAAAGAAAAGTAGTACTGCTGAAACTGTTCCCAATAATCTCGGTATTGCTTCCATCGTTTTGCTCCTGTTCTGTGTTTGGGGTTTTAGCCCCGGTCAGGGGGAATACCAGCGACCGCCTGACCGGGGACGGCAAGCCCTGAAGGAGGACAGGGACCCTTTGTCTTGCCGTTTATTTTTCTTCTATCAACAACACTATCTGACTGAACTCCTCAAGGTCCATGAGGACGATGCCCTTGCTGGTTCCATCTGGCATTGCCACCATGACGAATGGTCTGATGTCACCGACTGCCTTGGCTGCATCGGACTGTGCCTTTGCTGCCTGGAATCGTGTGGCTATCGGGCCGACTTGTGCACCGGCTTTTATTTCGGTGCGGAAAGCCCCTCCCCAATTCTCCTCATGGCGCGTGAGATGACCGCCGAGACCCAGTTTCTTGCGCGCACGGCGAGCCTTGCTGTCTCCCTTGCGGCGATTGCGTCTGCCTCTAGCAGCAGGGTCTCCACACCCTTTGACGCGCCGTTTCCCCTTTCGGTCTTCGCGTCCCAGAGTTCCATACAAAGGACATGCATCATTGGAGCACTTGTCATGGTCGCCCTGACACTCGCCCTTTCTTTCATCCACGGTTGGTTCGTGATTCAAGGACCTTGATTGCCTGGTTGGCTTCGCCCTTGTTGAGCATGTCCAACTTGTTGATTGGTCGGTTGATGATGTCGGCTACCGCTTCCACCTGCTTGGGTCGCTCGCCAATACCGTTGGCCAGAAGCATTGCGCGCAACTTGCCAATCTGTGAACTGGTTGCAGGAAGTGTCGGGTCCTTTATCTGCGGGACATCACTAACCTCAGCAGAAGGGAATGCTTCTTTGACCTTGTCAAGAAGGTTGTCTCCGATTGGGGCTGGCTCCGGCTTCGGTTGCTGCATGGCTTTGAATGCGTCACGCAACTTGGGCATTGAGTCATCCGTCAACTCGTACAAATCCACGCCTGCAGCCTTGGCTACATCTTGTGGGTCCAGTCCGGCCTTGGAGCAGGCAGCACGGAACTTGGTGAGCAAGTCCGCATCTGACTTGGGTTCCTGTTGGCGGACAACCTTGGTCATCTCTTCACGGCTGGGACGTGGCGCCGTCTTCGATTGGAAGATGAAGTTGGCCAAGGCCCTGCCGATTGCCGATGTCTCTGCGTTTTCCACGTGAGACGTTCTGTTCACTGGGCTTGCGTCACGAATCTCTTCGGCGTAGCCAGTAGCAACTGGGCGTGGGTCGGAGATGTCTTTGTAGACCTCTGCTCTGAACACGACCTTGTTGTCGTCGTAGTGGTGGATGGCGGTGAACACCTGCCCGTTCGGGTACATCTCCCAAAATTTGGCAAGCCTCTGCTCCACCGTCTCGTAGTTGTCGAGGTTGAACCTCATTGCTGGTCTCCTTTGCTGGTTGATTTGAATTGCCTGTATGTCGTTTGTTTCCTGTATTTATCTCGGAGGGCCGGGTGGTCCTCTTCGAACTTTTTCTGGTCGAACGCCTTTCTGCTGACGTTCTTCCACGTGCACTGAACGATACCGCCGTGTGTTGCGATTCCGGCATCGCCCATGCGTCGGCAGATTTCTGCCTGCAGTTGGCTGATGTGTTCTTCCATTTCCTTGACGATGTTCTGTGACTTGCGGAGTTGTTCAAGTATCGCCATTGCATCTGCATCAAGTTCGACGACCTTGTCTTCTGCATTGGGGTGGAGTGAGGTCACGTTCTGATACGAAGGGCGAACATCCTCTGGGAACATACCCATGTCCACATAGGACAGCAAGCGACGGCATGCCTCGATGTGGGCGCGCTTCTCGTCGCTGGTTACTTTCTGTGTGTGGAACTTGAGGTCCATGTCTGAGTCAAAGACGCACCAAATGATTTCGTCGGTGTCCGTACAGATTGCCTGTTGGATTCCCTGCCAGTACCACATCACCGGTAGTTTGCCGTCGAAGCGCTTCTTGCTGGTCTTGATTTCGTGCACCAGTCCATCCGGGTTGACGGCGTCAATCGTGGCAATCAGGCGCACACCATCCTCTTCGTACACATACATCTCTTGGGGTTCTTCCAGCGCATAGCCAAGTAGGCGCGATGACCATTCGCGTACCGGACCCTCAAGCGTCGTACCCCTGAGCATTGCTGCGTTCGGGGCTTTCGGCTGCGGCGGTTCGGCGGCGATTAGTTCGGCAACCAAATCGGCTGTCGTTGTATAAGGATGCGCGCCGTGAACGGCGGCTGCGACGCTTGCCGAGATTCTGGCGTCACCGTTTTCATCTTTCCATCGCACCGCCAGCCATTCGGTCGAGCCGTGCGTTGGTTTGTTGATTTTCCTGGTTTTCATTGAGCCTCCTTGACTCGTTATTGTCAGCCTAGCGTCGCCGTCGTCAAATTCCAACCCACTCGGGCTGCGTCAAAACGACGACCTTGTTTACCATGCCGACAGGGATATGGGTAACCATGCCGACGGTTTCCATGTCCGGCAATTCGTCGGGCATGTATGAGCCGGTAATCGAGATGTAGCCCTCGAGAATGTCAGGCCACAAGAAGCCAACGGACACGACATGACACGGCTTTGCTTTGTAGTCCTTCATGTCAATCCAACCGTTGGACGAATCAAAAGCGTCCGTCCAGTAAACAGCAACCAAAGACCAAGGACACTGATTCATGCGTCATACCTCTTGTCGTAGAGCAATGAGCCTACGTCGCTCGGCTTCAAAAGATAACCCCATGCCGGGTTGTCAGAACGCCTTGCAAAATCGCGTGTTTCCAGAGTCTCCATGTTCGCCTCAATAAAACGCTTCAGCCTGTCTACGGACACAATGATAAAGCCCCCATCCATTGAAAAGATGTACACCCACCACTGAGCCTTGGTTACCTGTAGTCCAGACGGAATCCATTTGCCGCAACGCCGGGGATTCTGACGCATCTCAACGGCCATGTTGCCGTTGCGGTAGCGGTCCGACTTCACCTCGAACGAACCTTCAACCAAATTCTCCAGCATCTTGCGAATGCGCTTCTCGCCCATCTGCCCATACTTCAGGTCTTCATCGAAGTTGAATGTGTTGGACTGTATGTCCCAGTCGCTGTTTTTCATTCGTGTTCCCAGTTGCGATGCTTTGCTTTGCGCACCATCTCCAGGCATCCGATGTAACCGGCGGCATCAATGATGTTGTCTGGGACATCGAGGCCGTTTTTCATTTCGTTCATCAAGCGCGAAAGTTTTACGCACACCATGAACAAAATGCCGTCCTCTGCCGTCATTACTTGTTCACCCTTCATGGCGTTGAAGATTGCAACAGTCCTGGAATAATCTTCCAGTGGATGGGCGTAAGTGTTTTGCCTATCGCGCGTAATTAGTTCATGTGCCCGGAGGAGAATCTCCGAACCTGCGAGTTTGTCTGGCATTGTTCCCCTTTACGAGTTGTTCGACTTTGGCTATCAGATTCCACAAGTCGTCTTGCTCGGTCACCCCTGGGTAGACCTTACGAAGAAACCTGCTTATTGCCTTCAACTCCATTTTGCTGAACTGTTCGCCCATTGTCAAGCATCCCCTCCGAGGCATGAGAATCTAGGTGACGGGTGAGCCGTTCGTCAACCTTGTCCACCTTTGTTTCGATACGGTTCTGCGATTTGTAGAGCATGGTGAGGACCCCGCGCACATAGGCGTGGTCGTCGTGGTTTTCTCTCTTGAACTGCTGGAGGACTCCGACGATTACACCTCCGACTGCCGTGACTACGGCAGCCAAGATGAGCGCCCAGCCCCCATCCATTACGCCTCAGTCGGCTTGTTCGCGAGCCACTCTTTGACGCGAGTGGGGGTGTTGTCGCCAGCAACGTAGCGCAGATGCCACGGCTCGGACTGGACTTCCCACGAGAAACCGAACGACTGTGCGTGTTTGAGCAGCCACTCCAAGCGTTTGCCCGAGGCGTTGGCGATGTCGATGGCGATGCCGAGGTTGTGGTTGCTGGTGCCCGGGACCGCCATTGGCGCTAACCCTTTCTTGAGGTACCAGACTTTCCCTTTGTAGATGCGCGGCGTTTGCTTGAGGAGTTTCTTCCCTGGTTTGTCCGTGTACCTTTGGTAGAAGCCGTACTCTTGGGTTTCGAGCGAACGGTACGTGTCGGCTTGGCTGGTTGGGGAGAGGTCGATTCCTTCGGCGTTGGCTGCTGCATCCATCGCTTCGTATGCGTCAGCCGCACAATGGTGGAGTTTGCCTTTGCCTTCAATGCCGCGAAGAAGTTCGGGAGCGAGTTCACCAGGTTTTACCCCTTTCAGGTGGGTGCATAGGGTGACTTTGACGACGGGGTATTTGTCGGGCATTACTTCTTCCCGAAGGCTTCTTGGATTTCTTCCTTTGTCAACTCGCCGTCGGTGGATGCGGCAGCGAGTTTCTGGATGACCTGTACCACCGCCATGAATCCTGCGAGGAGGGCGGACTTGGCGACCGACACGCCGATGACCGCGCCACCTGTGACGGCGGGTAGGGCGTTGGCGAGGAACAGGGAGAACAGGCGTTGTCCGAGGTCGAGGAACTTGGCTACGGTTGCGTTTGCTTTCAACATGATGTCAGTCATCTTTCTCCCCTGTGAACGTTAGGACCGAGTGTAGCACCAGTGCTACGCCTGTCAGCCAGAGTGCTTGACGCAACGTGGGACCCGAGAGGGTGATGAGGACGAGACCAGTGCCCGCGAGGGTCCAGGTTTGGTCAGCGACGTAAGACAGGAACTTCTTCATTATCGCCGTATCCTAGTTGATGCGCCAGCCGCAGTGATTACCGCGCCGATGGCGACGATGGTTCTGCGTTGCCCGACGGGGATGTTCGAGCCGACTGGCACGTAGTCATCCAGCCCTTCTTTGAAGATGTCCACCTGTTCTTCGAACGCTTCCCTGACTTGCTGTGGGGCGGCTTGTACGGCTTCAATGAGGGCGGCTTCTTGTTCTTCGTCGAGGGTGGTTACGTCAAGTTGGGCGAAGACTTCTTCGGCTTGGTCGGGGTCTAGTTCTTGGATGGCGGCGACTATCTGTTCTGGTGCGGCGCTAGAGGTAACCTGTGGTGGTGAGGTTGTTTCTGGCTGGCTGGTTAGCGGTGGGGTTGTTGTTTGTGGTGTCGTTTGGGTGGTTGTTGTTTCTGGGGTGGTTGTTGTCGGAGGAACCGTTGTGCGAGGAAGAGTCGTGCTGCTGCTCGTCGTCGTACTCGCCGTCGTGGTCGAGGTGGAAGATGTCGTCGTCTCGGGTTGAGTCGTCGTCGTCGGAGGTTCAGTAGTTGTAGTTGTTGGCGGCTCGGTTGTGGTCGTCGTGGTTGTAGTCGTCGTCGTGGTTGAAGTGGTGGTTGCGGGCGGCACGTAGACCGTCGTAGTCGTAGTAGTAGTCGTGGTGCTGGTTGTGGTGGCGGTTGCCTCGGTTGTTGTCGTCGGCGGCTCAGTCGTGGTGGTTGGTGGTTCGGTCGTGGTGGTGGTTGCCTCGACTGTCGTAGTCGTCGCCTCCGTTGTGGTGGTAGGTGGCTCGGTGGTGGTCGTGGTGGGTGGCTCGGTGGTCGTCGTAGTGC